TCCTGTCAGAAGCCCTCAAAAGCTTAATCTGCTCTTCCGATGGCGAAGACCCGCAGATTGCCACCGCAGAAGCCACTCCAGCGCTGTACAGCCTCAAACAGTCCAAAGGAGACTCCACCACTACCACAAGGTCCTCTGATTGATTCTGGAGCCCAAATAAGGTCTTAGACTTGGTGAGTCCTGTGGGCCTGTTGAAAAATGTCCTATTTACAGTGCCTTTTTCTTGCCAACCCAGCAGTTTATTGGAGTCTGGGTCTCGAAGAGGGAGAATCCAAGTGGATTTCTTAGTGTCCCATAAGACCCCGTACTTCGTAGCGGACTCTAGGGTTATGTTTCTTGAGGCTAAAGCCTCTACTGGAGGCTCGTCAAAAATAACTAACCTAGCTTCAGACATAGCCACTGGCTTTGGAGCTGGCTCTAGGTAATTAGGTAGGTTACTTACAATGTCTTTTAATCTCTCTAAGGAGATTGCGGATATTTGTGACAGCCAAATTTCTGCGGCTTTATAGTCGTAGACGTAATCTTCGTTCCACCCTTTTTTGTAGAACTCATTTGCGTCACATACTAGTTGTAAAAGATTGCCTTTGTAGTGACAGGAAAAACATATGTGCTGTCCGCTTTCAAGGTTTATCCACCAGGATGGGGAGTTGTCCCTTTTACCTGTGCGGACTTCATGCATAGGGCAAAGACCATTTGCTTCGTGACCTTTGTTGTCGTAGTCAATTCCTAGGTTTAACAAAACCTTTTCAATGTCAATGTTCATCATAGGAACTTGTCCTTAGACCAAACTTCACAAAACTTACACTTCGGTTCAGAATCATTTTCAGGAATGTCGTGAAAACATCCAGTGTCCCATATCCAAGTAATCACGGTACTTTCTGGTGCAGAGTTTCTAGACTGAACTACACGTAAGTTCCTGGTGTAATCACTATCCTCAATTGGTTCTAAACCTAGAATAACGTCTGAATCTTGAAAGAAAGAGGATGAATAACCAATTGAGTCTGCAGATACTTTTCCGCCACGCATCTTCCAAAGAAGTGTCTGGGTAGAAATTACAATTGGAATGTCTAGCTTCTGGGCCAGTCTTTTTAATCCCCTAGTTATGTTAGTAAGAGCCTGAGGAGTGTTAGCTTCTCCAGTAACTTGGTCCATCATAAGATAAACGCCATCTACAAAAAGAATGTCTGGGTTTAACTGTTCTGCTTTTGCTAGCAAAGAGTCAATAGTTAACCCGTTTATGGCATCAACTAGATGGAATGGTTTAGATTCTTTTAGTTTATCTATTTGACCAATTAACTTATCTTCCTCATCTCTAGAAAGTTTACCTCTCCTAAGATTTGCATTACTAATGTGGGAAGTCATAGATAGGTACCGTTGAGCTTGCTCATGGTTTGTCATCTCAAAAGACTGAAACATAGGGACCATACCAGCTTCGTGAACATTTGCAGCCATACGAAGAATAATCTGTGACTTACCAGTCTTTGGTGGAGCAATAACTGTTACTAGTTGACCACCTTGAAGACCAGCAGTAGCTTCATCAATCTTTTTAAAACCTGTTGGAACTCCCAGTAACTTGTTGCCCTGTACGTTCTGGTAATCTTCCCAAAACTTATCTGGGTTTTCAGAAAGGTCTACGTGGGTTGTACCTATAACCCCCTGTTCGTTAACTAATGATACGGTCTTAGACATCTCCGTAAGAGCTGCTTCATGGTCGTTCATGTCAATCTTGTTGACAACAATCTCAATACCGTTGCGAGTTATGGTCCTGCGTCTAAACGCAACCATGTTGTCTATTAAGTAGTCAATAGTGTCTTCAACATCTATAACTTTAAAATTTGGGAAGTTATCAATTACTGCTACAGCAGTAGGAACTTCTCTGTAGTTTACATAGTGGTCTCGAACAAACTTCCAAACCCTACGCAGGTCATCATCTACAAACCAGTCGTCTTTGATTCCTTGCTCTAAAACAGGAATTATGTTCCTGTCCCGTACTACCTTACTAACAAGCCTGTGCTCGTTGTCGTATGCCATTTTACCTTCTACCCTCGGTTGGTACTACAGATTCCTTAACTCTATTCCCCAGGAGCCATATCTTGCAACTCGCTCCTTTAAATCAACTACTCCTTTTAGATTAGTTCTATATGGTAACTCAGAAATAAAATCATCCATATCACTATACAACTCTGCATAGTTAAACGGATTACCTCCACGTCTGTCAAGTCTGTCCATAAACTTATCTAAATGGTCTTGCGTCCATTTCTCACTTTCAAACCCAGCAAGCTCTACTGACAAACCATATTTACTAGATATGTTCCAGAGCTCTGATAAAGCTAGGTTGTTTAATGAAATGACTTTTCGCTCTACTTTTGTCCTGAGAATCTTTCTTTCTTCAATAATCTCAGAGTTTGCTACTACGTCTATTACAACGATAATTCTTGGAGATGTCTCATTAGAGATGTCTCCATTAATCAATTACCTCTACCTTACCGTACTTAATAATAAACTCTCTAAAGGTCTCTGATGAAGACATAGCTTCTAGGGCTTCGTCATCATCTATGTCTACAGGAACTTTAATTGCGTAGTTACCGTCATTGTTTTCAATTTCGTTTCGTACGTACTTGGTGTGCTTACATCTTGATGACTTGTAAAAAGACTTGCAACTGCATTTAACGTTTGTTGCATCCTCAGCGTCAATCTCAACCTCTGAAACACCAGAATCATCTAGGAATAGTTGAACTGTTCTCCAGTCAATTTCCATGTTTAAACCTCTCATTTACGTCTGTCCTCTCCTGTTATTTTAACTCTATCAAATGCTTCGTGAGCAAAACTACCCATAGCCTCACCGTATTGCTTTCCCCAATCCTCAAGCATTACGTTTGTAGTCACAATTGTTGGCAATGCTCTATCGTATCTTGAACGAAGAATTTCGTCAAATGATGCATCGTTGAATCCTGAGCCTTTGTACTCTTTTCCTAAGTCATCTAAAACCAAAACACGGACGTTCATATGGTCTTCTTTTGCCCTGCCGTGAAACCCTTCCATTTCTAAGAACATCTCTCTCTTAGTTTCTGGGTCTGCATCAAACATAGCTTTCTTCCTAGAAAGAAACTCTGGATAAGTCATGTAGTAGACAGGTCTGCAGTTTAATCCGTAATCTTGCTCTCTAAATCCTAGTATGGCTGCAGATTCTTTTGAATCTCTGGGTAAGGACCTTATAAACTCCACAGCGGTAACAACTGCGTGGGTTGTCTTACCTAGTCCTGGGGCACCATCTAAAAGTAGTCCAGTTCCAGTAAGACCTAAACCACCTATTTGTTTTATTACTTTTTTACCTAATACGTTTTCTAACCACGTATCAATTTCATGTGGAAAGCTTCCAGCATGTTGTTTTAGGTCGTCTTTGTCTATACCCAAAAAACGTCGTGGAATGTTTGAATTTCTTACTAGCCACTGTGTTTTAACTGAGTCCATACTGAACACGTCATAGCTCATTTTACCCTCTTTAATTTCTCTTCGTAGTTTTTTAAGTTTATACGTCCTGGAACTGAATTACCAAATCTAGTGCCATCTGAAGCAAATAGATAGATACTTCTTTTCTCTGATGATACTACCTCAGTTTCGTCGTTCATGCCAAGCTCGTTCAGAACCTCAGCGGTTGACTTAGTAATTTCACGGAGGAAAATTTTGTGTGCAAAGTGGGGGGCTTTTTTGGCTTCAATCCAGATTCTTGCGTCCCCGAAGAATTTTTGCATGACCGCCATCTCGATGGTGGCGTTGGTGTTGTAACGCTTGCGGTAAGCAGCGAGTGCGCCCCGTAGCTCTGAAGTGTTAATCATGGCGGGGGCGTTGTTAATCTTCTGGTACATCCGATAGGAGAACTCTGTGGCGACATCCGCTGCAGTCCAGTCGTCCTGTGGTCGTTGCCATCTGGTCTTGGGGTTGCGCTTGGAAACTGGCACTGGCTTTAGTGAGGCCTGAACCTCGCCATCTAGCAGACCAAAGCCACCGATGTCGTCACCGTCGTCTTGCCACTTACTCACCAATTTGACCTCCTTGAAATTTCCCTTTCGAGCGTCGCTCGGGATTAAATACGAAGTATTTAATACTATTGACTTACTATTGGTACCAGTTATACCAGTATCGTCTGTACCAGCTGTTGATGCCAGAAATTTCTGTGAAAAAACCTCTAAAGGTGATGCCAGATTTTCCTGTTTTTCATCATCTGATGCCAGATTTCTCTGCATAAGTTGGTATTCGTTCTTGTACAGCTTTCCAAGGTTTCTCTTGGTACGTTTGGTAGTTACTAGCCCGCGGTTTTCTAGACCACGCACTGCAACACGCAACGTTTCGCGGCTGTAATGAGTAAGTATTCCTAGCTCTTCCATCGTAGCGACAATCTTGCCGTTACCGTCTGAAAGATGTCGGAGCGCAATTAGCGTCCGTGCCTCATTTGCCGAGAGCGACAATAGTAGTAGCTCGTCTGACTGCCCCACTCTTATCCCTCTTATCTTCGTCTTGGTAGACTTTGAATACTAACAGGTCGATTGATTAAAAGTAAAGCGGAAAGTGAAAAAAATCCTGCCGCGATACCTAAGACGACCAATTGAGCAAAAGAGTAAGCTCCTAAAAGGGATAGGAGGAGACAAGATAGGGGTAGGGTAGCTATAAGTTTTATGAGTTTTGTGGCCATAAAACGGCTCAACAAGTCATCTACTATGGCGAAAATAAACGCCACTCCCAATCCTGCAACTATTACATGAGCTAAAATATCCATATTTTGATAGTAGCACTAAATAATTGGTTTGGCTACTCCGCCACCATACCAACGAATTA